CGACGCTCTTCCGATCTGGGACAAAACCAAACAAATCTAAATAAAACGTGAGTAATAACCACTCACTGGTTATGTGAACGCAGACCCAGTTGGGTACGTGTTCGTGGATGCTTGCAACGGTGGAACGCCGCAAAAGTTGACAAATTGAAAATCTTTGCCAACAGAGCTCAAATGTGCGTAGCTACCGTATACGGTGCCACCACCAGAGCCGCCTGTGTTTTCAAGGATACGGAAACCGTATTCCGAGACAGTGATTTCACTAGACTGGTTAAACGCGGTTAAGCGATTGCCGTCACGTGGAGCCACTTCAACATCGGCGACAAGTGACACATTAGCCCCACCAAAGACAGTGACAGCACCAAAACCCACATCTTGGAACAGGAAGTTCGCAGACGCAGTGGTGTAGTCGCTAAACATTTGCAGGAAGCGTGGAGCGGTGCAAGCAATATTTTTACCTACAGACGGGTGTGCAGCAACAACTGCAAAGCGTGGTTGATTCCAATTAGGGTTGGCAAATATGGCATACACTTTATGCCTAACATTGCCACGAAAGCCGGAAAAACAACTAGCGATAGCGGTCAACGGAGACAGATGCGGGTTTCCAGTACCCACACCCGTGTACGCAGACGCAGCACCTGCACTGTCGGCAAGCCACGGAAACACGGGCCAGTCCGTACGAATGGTGGGACAAAACTGACTAGTAGGTGGGGTAACGTCAGAGCACTGCAATGTAAGATCCAGGGTGGGCTTGGACAACAAATCACGCAGCGAAACATCCTCACCAAACGTTTTCTTCAAGAAAGAACTGTCCAAAGGGAAACATCCCATTTCGCGCGCAGAAGGGTCAGGCAACTGCTGATCAAACGCCATAGGAACCGACGAACTGGCAATGGAGTATCCATCGGTGTACCCACCAGGCACTTCAAAATGTGTATCCTTATCACCAGCAATCCAAACACTGATGCTGAGACTAGCTCCTGCCGTGGTAGCGGCCAAGGGGTCCACGACAACAACACGCAACGTGCCGTTCGAAAAGTACGCGGACGGTATTTGGTTCAACTGGGCACTGTCAAGTTTCCCAGAAGTCTCGGGTTGAGACCAACGAACACAAAACACCTTATCGAAGCCAGAAGCCACATCCAAAATCTCATTCTCACCGGTAGCGGTTAGAGTGGAAAGGACGACAGCAGCGGAAGACACCGTGTTCGGCGTGTAGACGACCATAAGACGTCCTCTGTGGAAAGCAGTGGCAGAGCAGCGCAAACGAATGCGCAGCGAGCCAGTCCATTTCCAAAAACCAAGGGCATAAATGCCAATGGGAGCAAAGGAATAAGTCAAAGGCGGTCCCACAGCCTTAATGTTAAGGGTGGGTGTGACGGGGATGGTCTGCAGCTGAGAACCAGGGGCATCGGTAGTAGCCCAGGTAAAACTGCCAACATATCCCCACAAATTGTACCAAAATTCTTTGGACAAAGTGTCAACATCCTCCACTATGGCATCACGTGTAACGGAGCGATCAGAGTGTACAGCAAGAGTTGAAGCAGTCGACGGAATATCCGACGAGGCCATATTATCAAGCAGTGCATTAGACACCCGGTCTGGGGGCTTATTGAGCAATCTATTCTGCCTCCCGGCTTCATTCATCTCAGCCTCGGCAATAGCCATCTCACCAACGGGGTCGCCAGAGGCAACACTATAAATGGAAGGGCCGGAAAGCTCAACGTCAGTGAGCCAAGCATAGACCTTGACGAGTTGCGTTCCAACAGCAACACCATCATCCCTGGCTAGACCAGCCACGGTGCAGAAGATCAAACTGGCGGCACGTGAAGTGCCATTCCAGCTTGCTCCGGCAACGTTGAGGTCGACACCGACACCAGGAGTAAACAATCGCCTCGAAAGTTCAACTGGGTTACTCACGGAAAAATCCATGGTAGTACCGGGTATACTCAACAACCGGTTTGAAGTGATAATTCCATTAGCCATGGCAGTATCGGCAGTGAGGATCACGTGGGCCCACCCATAATGATGGGGGGTCAACGCTATTTCCGCACGGACGTGCAGAGTCGCATTAATTATTCGAAAATATTTTAGCTTGTCCGCGACGACAGTATTGGCAACATATTGCGTGAAAGGGTACATTTCGGTACTCACACCCTCAGCGGGTAGAGTCATAGTACTCAAATACACAGGTCGCGCAAAGAACTCCGACAAACCAAAGTCGCGCACAGGGGTGCGCGCAGGGGCAGTCACTTGTTCGAGCTTAGACGCCTCATAAGACGTTTCAGCCGTCATTAGTCCTGATTTTAAAGACCCTTGGGACGTGGTCGTTGACAAAAGATTATCAGTAACTCTGTATTTCAGTTCCGCGGCTCGAGTTAGAATCGCGGGGTTGTGCGGAGAATGCCGCACGCGTGTGTCGCACGCCATTGGTCTTATTACCGGGAACGCCGGTGTGGGAAAACCTCTTAAATAAGAAACCACCTCAGTGGGAGAGATCGACGAAGCGCAGACCCACTGGTCGTTGTGCACGCTCGCAATGAGCGCATCGCCAACTAGGCTTACGAGCCTTGCGTCGTAGTTTAAAGTCATTGCGGACCATGCTTCAAACTTCAGTCTAAAGGCTAGTTTAAGGTCATTCCGGACCGGATTAGATAGGCAGCTGCCCACCTGAATCCCAAGTTTCCAGGACGCCAGAGCGATACTTCAGTAACAGCTCCGGCCAATCACTGGGACCCGCAGAGACAACACCAAGGTCCGTCCAACATTTAACTAGCACAGGGTGCCACTTGTTAAAGGTGTCCGGACCATGTAAGAAAATCTCGCGGTTCGCATTGATCAACGAATTGGCATAAATGCCACGGTCGCACTTTCCATCAAGACCTTTCAATGGCCAATAGAGACTCTTCACGATAGAAGCAATCTCCAAGGGCATGGTCAAGTCTGGCGTACCGTCGTAATCAACACGCGCAATCGTCCTCTTCAGGATGGACAGCGCTTTGGTGGGCATGGGTGGTTTTGACTTGTCATGATTGTCGGTTAATGTGTAACCGCAACCAGACGCACAAGAAGCCAACAGCTCTCCGG